ATGTTAAGTGACTCAAAAATTAGAAGTGCAAAACCGAAAGAAAAGCTTTATAGGCTTGGTGATTCCGATGGTTTGTGTGTTGAAATAAAACCTAATGGCAAGAAGTATTGGCGCTATCGTTTTCAATGGCTCAAAAAAACACAAATGATGAGCTTAGGTGAATACCCTATTGTGGGATTAGCTGAAGCCCGTACTAAAAGAGATGAAGCTAAATCTTTAGTTGCAAGCGGTATAAATCCAGTTGAAGAAAAAGAAAACCAAAAAAAGGCTAAATCTGATGAGTATGACAATAGGGTTCTCTTTAAACATGTTGCTGCAGAATATAAAGCAGAAAAATTAAATAATCGTTCAGAAAGGTATCAAGAAGCTTTTCAACGCGCCTTAGATAAAGATATTTTAAAAGTTATTGGTGATAAGGATATTAAAGAAGTCACCTCAGCAGACGTTTTGACTATCATGAAAAAGACGATTGCACGAGTTAAGCGTCAAAAAAACCATGGTACTGGCGAAGTGTCAGCAATTCAAAATCGTACTTTTATTGGCGGCGTAATGCGTTATGCAATCGCCACACTTAGAGCCGACTATGATCCAACCTATGCCGTTAAAAACGTTGTAGAACGTCCCGAAATAGAACATGCCAGACCCATGGAAAAATATGAGGCTGTGCAACTTAGAAATAAATTAAATAGCTATGGTGGATCTACTACAGTTAAAAATGCTGGCCTTGTAATGCTCTACTCTATGCTCAGGACTATCGAGATCCGCCGCATGAAATGGGAATATGTTGATTTTGAAGCTAGAACAATTACATTCCCAAAAGAGATGATGAAAAAGAAACGTATTCATATCGTTCCTATGTCTGACCAAGTTTTTAATATTCTTCAAGAACAGCGCAACATTGTAGGTAATCGTGAATATGTTTTTCCAGCCATCTATCAAGATGGGATGCTCTCCGCTACTACAATGAATAAAATGCTCGATTACATTGGCTTGTCTGATGTCACTGCTCATGACTTTCGTGCCACTGCATCAACCTTGTTAAATGAAAAGGATTACGATGACAAATGGATTGAAAAACAATTAGCGCATGCAGATGGTAATAAAACTAGGGCCACATATAACCATGCCAAATATTTAGAAAGCAGGCGAAAAATGCTACAGGACTGGGCTAATATTGTGGATAGCTGGGCGGTTTAACCGCCTTGCTTCTTCTGAAAATGCCACCAGACTTTTTTATAATAAACTTCGTCACGCAAGAAATTAATTTTTAATTCGTTGCCATTGAGGTCATAAATTTTAGTGACCTCTCCTTTCTTATCTAGATCTGCTAATAGATCTGCAACGCGAGAATATGCATGATAATGAATTTTGATTAACTGTGAAGACATAACAATAATTCAAAGTAATTTTAATAATGATACATCAATCCATCGTTCAAGTAAGTTAAGTGTATTGCGCAAATTTATGCTCATATTTGCTTAATATTGATATTTTTGCGCAAAATTATTCTCAGAAGAAAAAGGCTATTTTAATTACTCTTCTATTTTTTGATACAAAATGCCAATCAAACATAAATGTTATTTTTTCTCTAGTTACTATTTTTCAATAACTTAAATTAATATCGAGAAGTTGGCCAAATACTGCAGCTGCTTTGGCCAACCTTAGGTAGTTGGTACAAAATGTCAATTAACAACACACTGTACGCAAATGCTGACTCTAATATTATTTTTGATCGTATGGGCTGTGCAGCCCGATAATAGAATACACAGCACAGTAATAATCGAAGCAAACTTAGTTCGCTTACTGTGAAAGATTTTCATGCTAGCCGATCCGGTTAGCAATCCAGCCATAGAAAAACTGTTCCTGCTTTGGATTACGCTCACAGATTTCAATGTAGCGTTGCCCTTGCATAATATTGAGCACTCGCACCAGAACCTTCTCACCTTCTTTCCCACGTTTTGACAAGTATGTTTTAAGGGCACCTAGCGTTGCTGAGCCATAAACACCATCAACCTCTAAATCTGCATATCCAGCTTTACCTTGGTTATTAAGCAAGTTCAAAGCTCGTTGTAAAAGAGGTTTTGCAAATCCGGTACCGCAATTCACACCAGTGTCTAGAAGCTCTTCAGCTACTGCAGAAGAAACAGCATTTACTTGGTCAAATCGCGGAGCTGTCCAGTATTGCTTCTTGTAAATAGCTTTGGCCACATCAAGCGGCAAATCTTTCATATTGCCATTCCAGCCATTTTCACGCGCAACAGCTTGTGTGATGCCATATTTAGTTGCACCGCCCCGATCAGCTGGGTTATTTACATACCCGCCTTCACGCTTAATTAATTCATCAAGATATTTTTCAATATTCATTTCGGTTTCCTTCAGATATAAAAAAACCGCCCGAAGGCGGCATTAACTGTTTTCAATGTCTTTTCTGGCTTTCTTAAACTCTTTAATCACTTCAACAATCGTTTTCCCTTCCTGTTTATCTATGAAGTTAAAAATCCAACGGACCAAAGCCCAACCGGGTAAACCACAAACAAAGAAGAAACCACCCAGAGCAATCATCCCCCATACATCAGTAACCCATTCATGAAGTCCCCACTTCACAATAATGAATGAGCCGCCAGCCAAACTTGATACAACCGTACAGATCAAGCCTACGCCCCACTCTTGTGGTGAGCGTGGCATACGAGTCATTAATACAACTGCTGCAACCAATGCGACAGCTAGAGTCACCATAATTGCTGCACCATAAAATTTTAAAATTGCTGTTAAACCGCTTGTAGAAACTGGTTCCATGCCTTTTACTCCAGAAGTAGGCAAAAAAAAGCACCCATTTGGGTGCTATGTAAAAATTTAAATTAACTTTCAGAAGTACTTTGAGTAATCTGATTTGTATAATTCCAGACTGTGTTTTCCCATACATCACTTGCAGCAACACGAATGTAATATGGGGTAGTTGGTTGTAGTCCTCCAAAAGTAGTTGTTAGATCTGTGCCGGTCCATGACGGCGGCATTTGAGTTGGATCAAAATTAGGTGTTGGACTTAGCCACACTGCATAGTCTTTCAGATCCGGTACTTCACTAGGCACCCAATTCACCGTAATAGAATCTACAGTTGCTGCTGTGTACACATTGAGAAGTACTGGCGGAACCGGATTACTAATACTCAATTCAGCAAAGGTACTAACTTGGTCACCATTTTTGCTGGCCACTCGAATTGTGTAAGCTCGGCCTAAACCGTCTTGTTTGGCTTCTTCGATCGAATAACTATAATCCGTATTAGTTGTATCAACTTGACGAATCATTGTCCCATTAGACCAGACCTGAACACGATAGCCATCTGCACCAGTTGAGCTTTGCCATTGAACCTTGAAAGTGGTACCAACAAACGGTGATTGGAGGGAAAGACCTTTAACACCTGCTGGACGGCCGCCACTTAGAGTATGGCTATACGCCGTAACCTCATCTAAGGTTTGCTCCTTACGTTCCAAACCATTAAAGCTTGTGAACTTTAAAAAGATTTGTTTTTCTACTAGACCCTCATTGTACGGATATTTGAATATAGCTTTATCCAAACGAACAAATGGCTCACCAGCGTTGTGGCTTTGTGCATCATCAAAACGTCCACGTAAAACATCACTTAAGGTATAAAGACCAGATCCGTTTAAGGTGGCTACCTGATAATTAAAATACTCATCCCCCACTTTACAAAGTGTTTGGTCAGCTTGAGCATCTTCTAATGTTCCGCTGAAGATCTGGCTTGCTGTATTTAGCTCAACTTGTAATGTCGTATCATCTGCATCAATTGTTGTAACAAGCTGCCCATAACGTGCCGATCCATAAATTGTGCCAATCATTTCATATGTCGTATTATCAAGGCTCACCCAAACATTACATCCACCCCAATTAGCCCCGCCCGAGACAGCAACCCAAACTTGCTTCTTGCCGTCTGTTAGATCCATTGGTGGTTCAAATATAGATGGGGCATTCACATTGCCCGGCTCTTCATTCCCGCCTTGATACCCATTAGACGCTTGAGAGTCATACTCAATGGCAGATCTTGAACCGATAGATAACTCTTCTGCAGTAACGGTTAACATGCCACTTTCATCTTCCTCAATACGAGTAATACGTACCGGGAATTTATCAAGCCCTAATCCCGATTCAGTTAACGTAAGAATATCCATTGGCTCTAGTCGGCAGTACTTCCATCCCAAATCAAATTCATACTCATTGCGAACATAAAGCAGTCGTTGTAAGCGAAGTTGTGCAGCATGGCGGGCTATTTTTGGCTCACAAAAATAATGGCATTCCACAGGATCCTCGGTACGCAAGCCAAACATTTCAATATTTGCTTGGTCCTTGGCTTCTGTAGTTTCAGTGTTGTACTGGTTATAGCGATTAATGTATTCAATCTGCACATGATTATAGGCATCTGTATCACGGCTACGGCGCACACGTACTGGCTCATCATCGCCAATAAAGTCATCATCAGTTAAGTGGTAAACCGGTGTGAGATCAGGTGTAAAGGTAACGCCGTTACCCGTTATTGCAGAGTCCCCGAAAGAGCGTATCTTTAAGCCATCTGGGCTTGGTACCACAGCACAATTAACTGCCTCGACAATCTCATTGATAGTTTCATACGCTGGACGTTGTTCTGTGAATGCGGGACTAATTAAAAGATTAGCTGCTCGACAATAGGTTCTAAACTCTTCAAGATCCGCAATATTAAGATTTGGGGCTGCACCATGACGTGGATGAGTGATGAAATCTTCAATAACATCTGCCGGATTAGCATCATCAATTGTGTCAGATAATGTGATAGTACTGATCACTTCAAAATTATGATTTGAAAGGCTGGCGCTGTTCCCCATCTCATAATTAGCGCATGCCACGTATCCCAAATATGGATAGTTAATTGCCTGTTCTGGATGCTTTGATACTAACCATCCCCACGGCGGATTATTATTTCCATCGAATAATTCAAATTTTAACTGATCGATGGGATCTAAAGTAATAGACCCTTGTTGTTTAGGTATATATTGTTCTTTATCTACCCAAATTAGGCCAATCTTTTTAATCTGGTTTTCACATAAACCGAGCATGAGAGAGGCGCTATAACTAAAGGTGGTATTACTGGTTTTTGTACCCCCACCCTTACCACCAGACTTTTGAACTGTTGTATGAGGTGTAGCTGTAAAATCTCCATACCAAAACATATTAGCCGCTACACGGGTTTTGCCATAAACCAATGGCTGGCAAAGCCCATAAGCTGACTGCTGGATCCGCATAGAGTTAATACGGGTATCCGTTGTACTAATTGTAGTACTACCAAATAATCCACCCATTTATTTAAGCCTCTTCATACGAAAAAACCCGGCAATTCGCCGGGCTAAACTTCCTTTTGTTCCATCTTGGATAATGACTCCCTGATGGATATAACTGTGAATGACCTGTGGCCACTCAATCACAATTGCACCATGACTGATACACTTGCCAAAGTGGTATAAAACTATATCCCCGGGTTGTGGTGGCCCTTCAATCGGATCACATACACCTAAAATGAGCTCTAAATAGCGTTGTCCCATCTGGTGCATGTGCCAGTCTGGTGGATATGGTCGCGGATCTAGGTGATCCATGAGCCCTACTTTCTCGTAGACTTCACAGATCAATGTTCCGCAGTCCACACCGACACCTTTAATACGCCCTTGATGATGATATGGGGTACCGAGCCAAGTTAAGGCTTCTTGAACTGCTTCGAGATTTTTCATACTCCCCTCGGAAATAAAAAAGTCCCAATTAAGGGGCTAATTAAAAGATGATTCCGCGATTTGCCATCCGATTTTTTGATCGGGTTGCAACAGCTTTAATTTCATCTAAGGTTAAAGCTTTATCAAAGATGATAGCTTCTGCAAAAGTTGCTTTATTTGCCGGGGCATTTGATCCCGTGTATGCATTATTGCCGACTGCAAAATTATTCAACGCACTTTCGTAAACAGGAGCTGTATAAACTGCTTCGTTTGTTAATTCTGCCGAATTTTGTTGAACGTAAATAATTCCTTTTTTAGTTGCTTTATCTACGCTAACAGCAATAAAAAAGTTTGATGTTTGATTATGCCTAGATGCTGGTGTTAATGACGAAATTCCCCCCGAACCAGCAGCAGCGGTTGACTTAACTGTCAAGTTTCCCTTCCCGGCCGAAGCAAAGCCCGCTAAACCACTACTCGTTGTAGAATTGCTGGGTACTAAGTTTCCTAATAAAATAGCTAATTGGGTGTTATTGCATTTCACAACTGCTGCAAGCGTTACACTTTGTGCTGATGTGTCACTTAAATCACTTACAAGAGCATTACCTACGGCAGTTGAGATTGTTACTCCCGATTCAGAGTAAATGGGTTGCACTGTAGCACCGCTTTGCAATGCTAAAAGTCTATTATTCACTTTATCCGTCAATGAGGCCGATGTGTTTTCAAAAACCCAATGCCCATACGCTTCATACTCAAGATTTGGTAGCAAATCATCAACATTTGATAATTTAGGTAAAGATCTCTTACTTACAAAGTTCTTCGCTTGAAAAAATAATTGAGTCATTTTTAAATTCCTTTATCTGTAAATGCAGTTAATTCAAAATGCGGGCAGACGTGATATAGCGGTCTTTCTACACCTGCAATTTCAATTGAGTCTGTTGTTGAATCTCGAAGATTGCCGGAAGCACCGCCATCTATTGATAATCCAGCACCTAGGTAATCTAGGGCGTATCTAACAATTACCGATGCACCTGTTGCAGGTGGGCTAGACAGTTTGATAATAACTTTGTCATTTTCTGCGCTAATGCCGGAAATCGTTGCCGCAGTATCATTTACTAAAACCTTAAAGCCGTTGTCTGTAGTAGCAGCCAAAGTTGCCGTATCAAGCACAAGTGGCGCTTTCGGCACATCAAAATGAATGTGTATTTCATCACCTACAAGTTGAGCTACTTTCGGGTTGATGAAATCTGATTTTCGCCCATCAATCATATATTGCTTATAAGCTCGACCAACATAAGCACCAAGCCACTTGTAACCAACATTTGTTAAATGAATGCTGTCTTCTGCATATGGCATGTGATACAT